GCAGGGTCTCGATGAACGTGTCGCCGGTCGTGCCGGTGGGGTCGTAGGTGAGCAGGTCGAGGTCGTCGAGGTAGCGGGCGATGCCGTCGAGCAGGTCAGCCACGCAGCGCCCGCCGAACCTGCGCAGCGATCAACTCGCCGATGACCGCGGCCTCGCGGTTGGCCGGGTCCTCAAGGAATTTCGCCTTCCGACCGGGGGAGTGCCGGGCCGTGAGGTCCTCGTGCACGCGCGCGGCGTACGGGGTGTCGTAGGTGACGCCGGCGACGAGGTCCTGCTCGTCGACAGTGGCCGCGCTGGAGCGTTCGAGGGTGCCCTCGGCGATCGGTACCTCTTTGCGGGACTCGGCGAGCAGGTGCTCGGCGCCGAGCAGCAGTCCGCGCACGGCGCCGGCCCGAGCTCGGCCGAGGACCTGGTCGCCATTCCACCGGATGCGGGAGCGGGGGCGGCGGCTCATTCGCAACTCACCTCCGAATACGTCCTGTTATTCCATGTGAGACCTGCGAGACCTGTAGGATCTGTGGCGCCTGCCCATTTCTCGCACGTATACGTCCGACTCCGATCTTCGGTCGGATTCCTCGCAGCGCGAGGTGCCTTTTAGAGAAAGGAGCAGGCACGTGGAAGGCGAAGAGGGAGAGAAGCCCGAAGATCTACCGCGCTGGGTCCGCTCAGCGGTTGCGATCTTGGGTGCGCTTGCCCCACTCGCAACGTGTGTGGTGATGCTGCGGCGCTAGATCGCGGCAGGTCAGGGCGGGAAGCGGCTGAACGGACCTTAAGATAGGTCCGGCTGGCTGACAGTCAGCCGGACCCACCCAACCCCGCACACGTGCCGGGTCCCCGGGTCCAGCCGGGGCCCCGGCTCTTCACGTGTGTGAGCTTCAGATGCAGTCCAACTTGCAGTTGAACTGCATCTTGTGTAGCTACACCATAGCAACCGCGCCAAGTCTTAAGCGTCGTTTGGGGACGATCCAAGTCTAACTAAGCCGGTTAGCGTCTTCAGTTAGCTTGCCATCTCGTCTTAGTACGTCTCTCTTTAGCCTTAGATCGCGATTAGTCAAAGTCTTTGGTGTGGAGTGACTCGTTGAGTTATTACTCGCAACTGACTTCGGTGCAGGCGGGCACCGGGAGGCCGGGCGCCGTGTGGCGGGAGACGGTGATCGCGGTCGCGGTGCGGCCGGCGGGCAGCGTGACGCGCGAGCCGAGCGGACAGTCGAGATCGGGGGCGGCGATGAACGTCGCCGTGGCGGTGACCTTGCGCCCGTCCGGGGCGCGCACCAGGCGCGGGGAGGTGTCCACCAAGGCGGGGACGTCCGCGGCCGCGGGCCCGTACTGCGGGCCGTACGCGGAGTCGGCGAGGTAGGGCTCGATGCGGATGCGGTGGCGCAGCAGGACCGCGGGAACGCGGGTCACCATGGCATCACGCACCCGGGTGTGAGGCCGGCGCGGCGCAGGGCGCGGTCGGCGCGCGGGGCGAGGTCGACGCCGCCGGTAGTCGAGGTGCGCGAGCTGCGGCCGGACAGGGAGACGGGGCCGATCGAGACCGAGTCCCACTGTCCGGCCGCGCCGGTTCCGTCGTCGCCGGCGACGAGTTGGTACTCGACCTGTGCACAGGTCGCGTCGGCGAGCGCGGCCCGTATCTGCGGGTCGAGCGGGTCGCCGTTGTCGTTCACGGGATAGACCGCGGTGAGCAGGGCCGAGTCGATGTCTTCGCCGGCCCGCGCGAGCAGTCGCTCGGCGTCCGCGGGGGCAGGCTGGCCGGTCCATGCGGTGAGCTGCTCGGGGGTGGCGTAGGGCTGGCGAGCCACGATCACCCCGTCGACTTGCCGCGGGCAGCAGAGCGGGCCGTCGGCTTCTTCGCCGGCGGCCCGTTCGTCTGCTCGTCTTCCGTTGTCTGCTCGTCTCCGTCCTCGTCGGGGGAATCGTCCTCTCTCGGGTGGTAGCGGCGGAGCAACATCACGCCGCCCCCCGGGTCTTGAGAACGACGATCCCCTCGTCGTCGAGTCGGTGCGTGGCGTAGTGCACGTTCGTGGTGACCACGGTCGTGCGGGCGAGGATGTCGCGGTCGGTCTCGACGAGCGGCCGGCGCTTGTAGAGCAGCCCGAGGGAGCCTCGGCGCACCATCAGCGCGTTGTACGTGGCCGGGTTGGTGCCGTCGGCCGCGGTGGTGGTGACGCGGTCGGACACGAACACACTGACGCCGCCAATCTGGCCGATCACGCCACGCGGGATCACTGCGCCCGTGCCGAACTTGTCGGCGCTGATGAAGTTCGGGTCCTTGTAGATGCTCGCCCGCTGGAGCGAGTGAATGATGATGCCGGCCATGTTCTCCGGCTCCCACTCGTCCCCGAACTTGGCGATGCCGTCCACCATCACATCCCACGACAGAGGGTCGGTCGCGGCGTTGACCATGATGACGCCGGCGGCCTCGGCCGCGGCCGTCAGGTCCTTGTCGATCTTCCGGGCGATCAGAACGCCGAGCTGTCGCTGCGTCTCCGCGAACGGGTCGCCGAACGCGACAAGGCGAGCCTTGTCGGTGATCTCGACCGCCTTACCGGCCTCCTTGATCGTGGCCGTGTTGCCCGGGTCGGTGCCGAGCTGCTCGGGGGTCATCGGGGTTCCCTCGGTGAGGTCCTCGGCCTCCGTGAGTCCCTTCCACTTGGGGAAGTTCACGGAGTCGCCGGGCTTGCCTTCGAGGGTGGAGTCGTTGAGCGCCATCGAGCCGATGACGAGCTTGCCCTTGAACTTGTTTTGCACCATGTCGGCCCAGACGTCCGGGACGATCATCTGTGCCGCGGTCGTCTTCGCCATGCGGCAGCCTCCTTACTCGCTCGCGGCAGAAAGCTGCCGGTACAGGTCGGGGTCGGATTGGTGGAGCTCGACGCGGTCGGCGTAGCTCAGGCGCGTGAACTGCTCGGGCGTGACCGTCTGCGGGGCGCCCGGGGTGAAGTCGGCGCCTCCCTTGGGCGGTCCGGCCGGCAGGGTGCCGCCGGCGCGCAGCAGCGGGTTTGCCTCGACCGCGGCGGCGATCACGGCGTCGAGCTTCTCGCCGAACTTTGCGTCGGTCGGGTCGAGCGCTTCGAGCTGCGCGGCCACCGAGCGGGAGTCGAGCAGCCGGGCCGGGTCGGCGCCGCTCTTGTGCGCGGCCTGGTGGGCGGCGAGTTCGACGCGCAGCCGGCGAGCCTCGGCGAGGGCATGGTCGCGCTCGGTGGTGGCCTGCTCGGCGAGCTTGGCCGGGTCCTGCTCGCCGGCCGCGCCGTTCGGATCGAGCACCTTGCGCAGCGCGCCGAGCAGGTCGTCGCGCTCGGTCTTGGCCTGCTGCGCTGCCTGCTCGGCCGCGGTCGCGCGCTGCTCGGCCGCCGGGTCAACTGTGGGCGGGGCTGGAGTCGGCGGCGGCGCCGGGGGCGTGGGAGTCGGCGGGGTGGTTCCCGGGGTCGGTGGGGTGCCCGGGTCGGTGCCGATGGTTGGGGCGGGGCGCGGGGTGGGTTCGGTCATGTGTGATTCGCTCCTGTGAGGTATGCGGGCATGACAAGAGGCTCGACACTTGGCGAGTCCTGGCGAGGGCGCTGAGGAGATGCGAGCCGAATACTCGCTGTACTGCAAAATGCGTATCGCAAAACTCTGCGTAGAGCGTACTTTTCTTACGCATTTTCGGGCCGAAACGGGCAGCAGGGGGCCCTGAGTTGACAACACAGGCTACCCTATAAGCGACGCCGCAGGCGGCGCCGCTTGCACCCTAGCCTGTGCGGCCAACTCACCCCCTGACCTGCGGAAATGCGGTTTTGGGCCTCGAATTCCCCTCCCCATGCTGGGTGTTACGTCGGAACAGCCCGGCGCACAGACCCACGGGAGGGTTCCCAAGATGAGCAGCAAGAAGCGGACCGGCACCCAGAGCGAAAGGCGTGGCCCGAGTGCCAGGACGCCCCAGTGGCGGCCGTTTCTCTGGGAGTGGCGCAGGCCGCGCCTTCTGGAGGTCGTGAGCAGCCTGACGACGCTGCCGGTTTTCGTCGCCATCTCTGGGCGAGTGCCGGAGGATGCCTCTTCGCTGGGCGTCACCGGGGCTGTGGCGCTCCACGCGGTGCTCAACCTGGCAGCCCGCTGTATCCGCCGCATTCGTTAGTGAACAGCCGCGTCCCGTCGGGTCTTAGCGGACGGATATGGAGGGGAGTAGTCGAACCTTGGCGTAACCGCGCACCCACACCGAGCGGCGAAGGTCGCCGCTCGGGTAGGGGCAAGCTGTGATGGGGGTGCCGCTACGGCCGGCCTCAATGCCAGCGAGCAGGGCGCGCACGAGGGCGCCTCGACGTCCCACTGCGCCCCCTAAAGCCGGTTGTTCTGGGTGCTGCGGGAGGCACGGGCGGTGTCGGCCGCGCCACTGCGCAGGCCGGTGACCATCTCCTCGTACTCCGCGAGCGTCATGCGGGGGTGGTCCTGCCACCAGCGCCTGAGTTCCTCCGAGGCGCGGGCGTAGGCGACGTGCGCGGGGCCGCTGAACAGCGAGACCGGGTCGACGCCCGCAGCCTGGGCGGCCTTGCTGAGCATGTAGCCGTTGGTCGCGTCCTCGGCGGCGAGCATCTGCGACCACACGTGCTCGCGGTACATCTCGCGTATCTCGGCGCGGGTGTAGGCGGTACGCATCTGCAAGTCGGCGTACTCGCGCTCGGCGATCCATCGCTCGGTGGCGGACATGCCCGCGTACCAGTCGACGGAAAGGCCGTTCCAGGTGTCGGCGTCGGCGGCCGGGGCGAGGATCTCATCGAGGGTGGCCCGGTCGGCGAGCTGCCCCCCGACCATGAACGCCCCCTGTGCGTCGGGGAGTTCGGCGGGCGGGTACCGGCTGTCGAGTTCGTCGGCGATGCGCACGGCGTCGTCGGGGACGGCGTAGCGCACGGCCCACCCGAGCACGTCGTCGCCGACGGCGGACAGGTCGTCGGCCAGGCGCCCGCCGGGGAACACCTCGGCGAGCAGTCCACGCCGGTTCATCTCGGCGCCGATAGCGGGGCGGTCGTCGGCCACGTTGCGGGCGCGGTCGGCGAGTTCGCGCTCGGACATGCCGACGAGGTCACGTCGTGCGCCGGGCAGGGCTGCGTCGATGTCTCGGCGGTCCATCTCCGCCATGACGCGCAGCATGCCGTCGTCGTCCAAGTGGAGGGAGACGCGGGCGAGTTCGTCATCGCTGAACTCGGCGAGGCTGTCTGTGAGGCGACCGTTCGGGCGGATGCGGTCGAGCAGGTCCTGCTCGTCTCGCCGGTCGGCCTCGCGGGCGATCCGGTCGCGGTCGCGTTCGTCGAGCAGGTTGGGGCGGATGGCGGCGCCGAGCTGCTCGTCGCTCATCTCGGGCAGCGTGCGGTCGTCGCCGGCGCGGACGCGCGCGGCCTCGAACGGGTCGGTGCCCGGACCGCTCGGAGTAGCGGGGCGGCCGGCGGTGCCACCGTCAGGGGGGAGGTTGCCGGCGCCGAGCTTCTCGCGCTCGCGTCGGCGGATGAGTTCGGGGTGTGCGGCGAGGTGGTCGCGCATCCTGCCCTGCCACTGCCGCACGCGTACCTCGGCCGCGCGCTTGCCCTCGGGCGTCGGCGAGGCGGCGGCCCGCTTCTTCCACTTCCTGATGTTCCGCTCGATAGCGCGCTGCCGCTGCGACGCCTCGTACCCGTCGGGGTCCTCGGACTGCTCGACCGGCGGCCGGGTGACACCGGGCAGGTAAGCACTCAGGGAGTGGCGGCAGTTGGGATGCTGGAAGCCCCGGCGCCGTGCCTCGTCGACGCTGCCGAAGACGTGCACGCGCACGGTCTCGCCGTCGACGGTGGCGTGCTCGATATCGACCGTGCGTGTGCCGTCGGTGCCGTCGAGGGCGAGCACCTTGCCCTCGAACGGGGCGCAGAGCGGGCACTCGTGCGGGGCGTTGGAGACGATCACCAGGTCGAGGCCGGCGGCGCGCAGCCGGTCGCCGTGCGCCTCGACCGCGGCTCG